TCCCGCTTCGAGTACTCATATAAACGCTAATCTTCTTACAACAAATAGATTAGCGTTTTTATTTTCCGCTTGTTGCACAACAATTGCACAACTTGGCTCCCTGATATGGAAAATCCTTATTGTTTTCTTGTATTTTTTCAAATATAAGATCGATATAAAATTGCGCTCCTCTTATTATGAATATTTAACTTTTTCTTATTTATATACTATTACAATCCGCTTTTTTAAGGAATAAATATTTGTCAGTTACATATATCCTATTTATACTTAACGTATTATATACTATTTGTAATTAAAATTTTAATTAATATATTAATTAATTCCCTGATTAATGTATTAACTAACTTGTTTATATTCAGTATTATAATTGATATTTATATCTCTTATTTCATGATTAGTGTATTATCTTTGTTATGTTCTATGATAACCTAACACCTTATTATTATGTATATAACAAAGGAATTTTCTTCTATTGCAGAAATAAAGAATATACGCGAACAAAAGTCAAGGCTATCTGAAAGAGAGGCTGAATTAGTAAGTCCAATACTGACTAATCTTGAGTCTATTCCCTATATATACGAGTTGTTTAAAAATATAGTACGCACTATGAATATTCCGTCTCGTGAAAAAATAATTCAGAGAAAGGAATTTTTGTTTATCATACTTTTTTTGTTTGTCCCAAGTGTATTAGCGGGTGGGCGTATACCTAATGGGGTTAGGAAATCTCTTGAACATGTATTTCCAAAGGTAAAGCCTTGTACTATATCAAACAACATTGCTGATGTCTTTTTTTTGTATCAGCAATACAAATACTTCAGAAGCGACATTAATATTATTTATAAAGAAATGCTTAAACGATTGGAAGAGGGCGATACTCTAGATGAATTAAAGCGCCTTACATTCAAATAACAAACCTTTTTCAGATTGTTTGTTATCGGCAAGACATTTGCTTTTCTCATTTTACACAATGGTCTATCTTTGAAAATATATAAAGAAGAATAATAGGATGAGACTTTCAATTAAGCAAGAAAATTTTTGTAATTATTACCTCGAAAGCGGCAATGCTTCCGATGCTTATCGTCGTGCTTATTCATGCAAAGGGAAATCAGATAATGCGATTTGGGTAGAGGCGTCCAGATTAGCTAATAACCCTAAGGTTGCCCTAAGGATAAGTGAGTTGAGTTCTGAAATGCGGCGCCGGTCAGATATTACAAAAGATGAAGCGGTAGGAATTTTGGCAGATATTGCAAGGGCGAATATTGTAGACGCCCTTGAAATCAAGTCTAATGAGATGTTTACTACCATAGTGGTAAAGGATGTATCCGCCTTGCCTATTGGCATTCAAAGAGCTATTCTTTCCGTAAAGAGTACAGATAAAGGTTATGAATTGAAATTGTATAATAAGATTGATGCAATAGAGAAATTGGCAAAATTGCTGGGTTGGGATGCAACTGAACAGAAAGATGTTGTAAAGGAAGATAAAAATGATTCTATAACAATTCAGATAATAGACAAAAGGGGGGACGTTGTAGATGCTGATACAAACGACTAAAATATATGCTACGGTTGATAGTGCGATAAAATCAGGATACAAGGTTGTATCTGCACAAGGAAGCTCAAGAAGCTCAAAAACGTATAATATATTGATATATCTTTTAGCATATATACTCCAACATCCTAAAACCTCTCTTTCTGTTGTGCGCAAGACGCTACCGTCGTTAAAGGGGTCTGTATTTCGGGATTTTAAGGAGATAATGCAAGACAAATTCCGAATGTGGGATAATCGCTGCATGAATAAATCTGATATGGTATACACGTTTCCTAATGGTTCGTTCTGTGAATTTTTCTCAACTGACGATGAGCAAAAGATACGAGGAAGAAAGCGTAATATTCTGTATTGTAACGAAGGCAATGAAATATCTTTCCTCGAATGGCAACAACTGGTGATGCGTACTACTGATTTTTCAGTTATAGATTATAATCCATCTTTTTCAGATGAGCATTGGTTATGTGATTTGAATAAAGATTCGCGGACTTTTCATTTTATCTCTACTTATAAGGACAATCCTTTTTTGGAGCAAACTATTATAGACGAGATAGAGTCTCTCCAGCATAAGAATAAAGTGCTATGGACTGTGTACGGTTTGGGATTGCAAGCTATGGCAGAAGGACTTGTATTCCCGGATTTTGAAATAGTGGATGAATTTCCTACTTACGCTAAACATGTTGGGGCTGGATTGGATTTTGGATATAGCGCTGACCCTACAGCGGTGGTAAGATGTGGTATAGTAGACGATTGCATGTATCTTGATGAATTGTGTTATCAAACCCACATGTTAACAAGTGAAATAATAGATGTGTTGAAGCCTTTAGGATTATTTGTATATGCAGATAGTGCAGATCCGAGACTTATTCAAGAGATTTCTAATGCAGGTATTGTGATTTATCCAGCGGATAAGTACAAAGGTTCAGTCATGGGCGGTCTGTTTAAGATGATGGAATATAGGCTTTGCGTGACTAAGCGTTCTGTTAATCTCATTAAGGAACTGAAAAATTATGTATATGAACAAAACAAGGATGGCAAGTTTATAAACGCACCTATTGATGCTTATAACCATTTGATTGACGCTGCCCGTTACTGGACAATTGGCAAGATAATGGGAAAGATTTTACTTTCTAAGCAATATGATAAAGATGATTTAGGACTATACTAAAATTGATGATATGAATTTTATAGAAGCAATATTCAATGTTATCCGTAACAAGACCCTAAACGCTGTAGGGGTTGAACGAGATTTGATGAAACTTATTCAAAATAAAGATATTTCCCGTGTACAATCTGTTATGCAAAATCGTGATACGTACGTATCTGATGCCATAAAGGAATATACTCCAGAACTTCATGATGTAATGAAGCGTCCCGATAAGCCGAGAAAGAACAGACAGCCCTATAAAGTTGAAAAACTTCCCCGGCGCAGACAAGTGTACATAAATGAGGTGGAGTTGTTCTTTTTGTTGGGAAATCCTATATCATGGAAGCCTTCTTTGGACATGGAGGGTAAGGATGAAGCTTTTGATGCTTATATGCAGTTTTTAAAAGATACAAGGTTTAATACTACCATGCGGCAAGCTAAAAGATTGGCGGGGGCTGAAACCGAAAGTGCTAAAGTGTATCATATTTATAATGATGGTGGAAAGCCCGCCGTAAAGGTGCTCGTTATATCCAAATCAAAAGGATATACCCTGAGACCTTTGTTTGACCAATATGAAAACATGATAGCTTTTGGTTATGGTTACTTCTTGAAAGAGGGAGATAGGACAATAGAACATTTTGATATACAAACTCCAAATTTTATATTTCGATGTAAGCGGGCTAATATCGGATGGAATGTAACTCCAGTTGAAAACCCTACCGGGAAAATCAATGTGATTTATTATCGCCAAGATAAAGCCTGGGCGGGCACTGAAAGAAGATGCGACCGGGAGGAAATGATTGATTCTAAAGCTGCTGATACAAATAATTATTTTGCAGACCCTAAGATAAAGGCTACTACAGATGTTATTAAATCTTTGGCTGATCCTGATACTGTAGGTCAGGTTATCCAACTGACAAATAAAGATAATAGCCTGATTGATTATATGACTCCACCAGAATATTCTTCCATGAAAGAGAGCGAAAAGGCGGATTTGAATTCTTCGATTCTTTTCGATTCGTTTACTCCTGATTTTTCTTTTGAAAACATGAAAGGGCTTGGCACTTTATCCGGAGAGGCATTGAAACGGGCTATGATATTGGGCTTCATTAAGAGGGATAATTTAAAAGAAATATATGATATATTGGTTGATAGAGAAAAAAATCTTATTCTTGCCATTATGAAAAATGTTACCCATATCCAACTTAGAGAAAAATTAGAAAAATTGAATATAGAACATGAATTTTCTGAGCCGTTTAATGAGGATGTTCAAGGGAAGTGGGCAGCAGTAGGGAAGGCTTATCAGGATGGAATTATTTCACTTGAGCAAGCGGTTAATATGCTTGCGGTTACTAATAATCGGCAGGAAGAAATACAACGAATATTAGATGAGCGTCAAGCTGTGAATAAACAGAAGGGGGAATAACATCCCCTTTTTTTATAAAATAACAAACCTTTTGCCAATTGTTCGTTTTAGAGCCTTTATAAATTTCTCCCATCTTTTACTAATATCTACTTTTATCCTGAATTTAAAATAATTAAGTATGAAAGAAAAAATATTCAATCAGCTTAAACAGGATTTTTCAAAGCTGGGTTTGTCTGATGAGATTCTTCAATCAGTAGCATCATCGCTTGACGCTATGGGATTAATAACCGATGATAACCTTGCAACTATAGTAAAGGGGCAAGAATCAATGCTGAAATCTTACCAAAGTAATTTTGATAGGCTGCGTACAGAAGGTGCAGCCTACAAGAAGGAATTGGAAGAACTGAAAGCAAAAGGTGATGGGGGCGACCAACAGCAACCAACCAATGAGGAACCAGAGTGGTTTACAAGGTACAAGCAAGAGCAGGAAGATAAAATCAGTAAACTTATGACTGAAAATCAAAATGCAAAAGCAGAACAAGCGCGTGCCGCAAGAAACAATCTGATTCTTTCAAAAGCAAAAGAACTCAAAATCTCGAAAGAGAGAATAGAAGAAGGATTTGCTATCTCCGATGATATGGACGAGGTGGCGATTACAGACTATCTTTCTAAAGTGAGACAGAATGAGGTCGCAAAAGGCTTGGAGGATAAAAGTTCGGCATTCTCCTTGTCTACACCTAAAGACCAGGGCAAAGAACTGGCTAAAGAATGGGCTGAAAAATTGCCGGACGCTAATTAAAAAATAAAGTTATGGCTATTACATTTGAAAAAGAAAAGGTCAAAGGGAATTTCCCCGTTTTTTGGAGAGGTGAGTGCGGCGTTCTTCCGGGAGACTTCAAACTTACAACAGATTTACCGGAAGGCACTTTAGTTAAAAAAGGCACTCCTATAAAACTTGATTTTGCAAAAATGGAGTGTAAGATTTGCAAAGCGGTGGAAGTTATCAATGGCGGTACCACGACCAAACCGCGGATTAAAAAAGGAAGTTTTGCTGTTAAGTCTGAAACCGTAGGCGGACAGGCAATAAATTCTATTGATTCAAGTAACGCGGACTATGATGTGCTAACATTGGATGCGGCCGCAGAAACGGCTGTTGCGGGAGCTGTACTTGGTATTGGGGAAGATTTGCCGGATGCGGTTGTTGAAACAGACTTTGTATTTACGAAAAACATGTCCTTTCAAACAGTGTCCGCAGGATATGAGGTATTAATTTTGAAGGATGTGGCTTATCCAATGCCAAAGGATTGGCTGGTGGGATATAGCATGAAAAATAACCCGTCTATCAAGTATATTAGACAATAAGGAGGTAAATTATGGCAGGATTATTTTATAGTTCTATTTTTGGCGAACTTACAAAACAAGTGCAAGTTCGCATAGACACGGCATCGGAGTTACGTAAAAGATTGTTCGACCAAAACATCTATGAGAAATATTTGGATTGGGATACTCCTACGATTGGGCTGAACTTTGAAGAATTGATTGGGCAGTACAATTTGAGTGTGGCTGCTGCGACTTTAGATTCTAAGGGGAAAGAGCCTATTATGGGAACGGACGGCTTGGAAACATTAAAGCAAAAAGTGCTGACCCATCAGATGAGTTATTCTATGCCGATTGAAGAATACAGAAAAGTCCTTCAAATACTTGATTCTCGTATGCTGACGGATGAGCAGAAAACGCAACAACTCATTAATCTGATGTGGAATAATGTCGGGAAAGTTGTAAATTCTGTTCAGTCTAAACTGGATATTATATTCTTGGGCGCCTTGTCTAACAAAGGAGTTTTTACATTTGATGAGAAAAACAATCCAGAGGGTGGCGTCCGTGGTGTTATAGACCACAAAATGCCCGCCGAGAATATAGCATCGGCAACATTGGATTGGAATGACGATAATCAAAACAATGTGGACTGTTTTGAAGACATTCAAATGGTATTGGACGCCTCTCAAGAGAAAGTGACACTTGATAAAATTCTTCTCTCACCCAAACGCTTATCATATATTCTTAGAAATAAGAAGATGAAACAGGTTGTTTTTGGTACAGATAAATCTTCTACTCCGCTGTTGTTGTCAAATATGAACGAGTTCATGCGTCAGAATGACTTCCCTATCTTTGAACCAATCAGACGTATCACCCGAATTCAAAACAACGGAACATTAAGTGAGTATTCCCCCTGGAATGACAAGAACTTGGTATTTGTCCCAGCTGGAAAGTTAGGGGTTATCAAAAATGCCTATGCAGACAATGAATTGAGACAAGAACGTGGTGTAACCTATTCCAATTATGGAAGAATTCGGATTTCTCAGTGGGGTAAGGGTGAGACAGACAATTCCAATGGAGTTGAGTTCACAAAGGCGCAGTCATTATCACTTCCTATCATTACTGAGATTAACGGTATCTATTCTTTGACAGTAGAAGCATAATGACAATTGCAGGCTACATAAAGCAGAGATTTTCCTACATCGGTGAAATGTCCGATGTAGGGGCTTCTGATTTTGCATTAGATTTTGGGCTTAATGCAGGCAAGGAAGCTTCTTCTGAGGATAAAAAGTTAATAGGAACATTAATTGATGGTTTTATTGAGAAAAATATTCTCCATCCTACCTCAGTTGGTGAAAGTGGATTTTCTGCATCCTGGAGCGTTGATTCAATCAAGACCCATATTAAACTTCTGTTAAAGAAATATGGCATAGACTTGAATGAGGAAACTGCTGCAATTGTCGGTCTGAGTGTGATTAAAGATGTATCTGATATATGGTAATGTATTTTTCTCCTCACATATTACAAGTATTGGCAGAAGAAAAACCTAAGTATGACTCTAACGGACAAGTTATTGTAAAGCCGGAAAATAATACGTGGGAAACTATAGGTGTTTGCCGGTGCGACGATGATAACACCCAAGAACTAAAGTCAGACAATGGAGATATGTATATGTCGCATTATCATATAGTCTATGAAGGTCGTGGCTTAAAAGAAGGTAGCAATATTCGCTGTTTGTTTGGAGAGACAGTGAAAGCGGAAGGTATCGCACGCAACCCTAAGAGCTGTAATTATTTTAATTATTCGGAGGTTTGGATATGATTACATCATCAGATGCCGGTATCATAGTATATAATGATTGCAAAGTTTTTGGTCTGCCTTTATATCGTAGCTGGTCTTTCCCTAAAAAGAAAGTAGATACGGAGCGTATTGTTGTTCTTTCTAAGCGCCAAACATCTGATACCTATTGGAACAGAGGATTTATTGAAGTTAATTTCTGTGTCCCGGATTATAAGCAGAATGCCAATCTCAAAAGGCTTAACGAACTTGAACAGTTGGCTGTTGAGACTTTGGATTCCGTAGGATATTATAAGGGTTCATGGTATCAATATTCTGTTGAGAGCCATGGGATAGAGGAAGATACAGATTTAAATTGTCATTTTGTTAATGTAAAATTATTATTTGAAGTATTAAACATAAATTGAGAAGATTATGAAACCATTTATCGGAATTAAAAAGATATGGTACGGTGATGTGTTTACTGAAGCCGTAACTAAAGCATCATTAAAGACGTGGCTTGAGTCTGCCACACAAGTTAAAAACTCACACCAAGATACTTGGCAGTACACAGAGGATGACCCAACCTACACTGATTACATCAACGAACTTTCGGGTAATATTTATTATCGTGATGTAACCCAAAAGGGGGCAAAAACCATTACATTCACAATGGGCGAATATACATTTGACGATAAGATTGATTTGCAAGGTGGCGAAAAGGTTGATACGGATGCGGGCTGGTCGGCATCAGATACTCCGGGAATTGTGAATAAGGGAATTGTAGGGCAGACAAAAACAGGCAATTATGTAGTCTTTACAAATGCTGCGGTTATCGCCAAAGGAACAATGGCCGAAAAAAACATTGGCTTGGGAGTTACTGCTGTTGCGATGGAAAATCCAAATGATAATGTGAAGAGTGACTATTTGTTTGATGGGGAAAAAGTGGAAGCTGCCGCCTTGATGTAAGCAGAAGCTCCTGTCAAGAGCAAACCTACTATTTAAATAAATTTATATGAAACCAAAGGGGTGTAGTGTAAATTGCACCCCTGTTTAATATATTAATAATGAATGCTGCAAAAATAGTAAATAGCTCTATTATTGGCTCTGACTTTAAGACAATTGTCGTCAATAACAAATCATATATCATATCACCGCCTACTATTCATAGGATAGCAGGCGCAGGGTATTACTTAGCAAATTTCCCCGAATGTAATACGCTGCATGATATACTTGTTTCATTAAAAGATATGGATAACGCGGCACATGCTTTGTCTTGGTTTATAAAAGGAAACGATAGCCTTTTTGATGAATTATTAAAAGGCACATTTAATGAAATTGTGGAAGGATTAGAAATCGCTTTTTCTTTAATTTCTGCTGAAAATTTTTACAAGCTGTCAATTTTAGCGAAGAACGTGCAAAATCTGACAGCAAAACAGAAGTAGCAGGTAATACCTGCCTGCTTGGACAGATTGCAACGTTCATGGAAAATCTGCATCTGCCATATGATGATGTTGTATTCCGAATACCGTACCGTAATTTAATCATTATGCAGAAAGATAAACTTCATACTGTTTTTGGCGAAGTTTTGCAAGAGGTTTCCGATGCAGAAATGTTTAAGAACCGGAAGTTTGATGAATGATTAAAGAGAAAAGGTTATCTTTGCCCCAAAAAAATAATCTTATATGGCACAAGAAGGCAAATACGCATATGACGAAGAAAGTGTTAAAGCAATCATGAATTGGGCAGAAACCGTACAATTGCCAAAGGAAGTAATATTATCGGAATCCGAACATATATACGATACATCTCTGTATATTCGGGCAAATATCAACGACATCAAGCAACACTATCCGGATGCGTTTTACAATCCGGCAATTGATAGGCTATACAGATTAAAAGAGTTTATGGAAAAATGAATAAAGCCCCATTGAAAGATTGGGGCTTTATTTTTTGCTATAATGGTACCTAATAGAGAGCACATAAACCGTGATTATTTCATCATTAACTGAATAGATAATGCGATGTTCCGAATTTATACGCCGAGACCATTTGCCGGACAAATCATATTTCAGAGATTCCGGTTTGCCTATTCCGGTATAAGGGTGTTTGGCTATATCTTCAAGCAGTGACAATATTTTATTTATTATAGCCTTATTACCGCTTCGTACAAAATATTGGTATTCTTCTTTTGCTTGTGCGGAAAGTGTTATTTTGTACATACAACCCGATTTAAAAAGTCTGACATACTTTCTCCCTCATGTTGAGAAACGTAATTTCCATTCTTAATATCTTCTTCCCCTTTTCTGATAGCTTCCATCGTTGCCGGAGATTTCATTATATATTCAGTTTCTTTAATAGAGTTGTATTCATCTAAAGATATGACAACAACGCTTTCATTGCCGGCACGGTGCACCAGCAACGGCTCACTGTCATTTATCACACCATCGAGATAGTATTTAAGGTTATTTCTTAGTTCTGAATAGTTGGCTGTTCTCATAATTTACTTGTTTTTATTGTTTTGTACAAAAATAGGTACTTATTATTGTACTTGCAAGGTCGCGGCGTTTTTTCTTGTTAATTTGATGTTTTTTAGTAAATAACAAACCTTTCCCTAATTGTTTGTTCTGCGTCCTTGATTTTTTAGGCGGAAATCGTGTATGGCGATACCTTTACAAGAAAATATCGGTTATGAATATAAAAGTAGATGCTTCCGGTTTAGATGAATTTATAGAAGAAATAGAGAACGAAGTCTCTACTGCTATGGTTAATGCTGCTCATAGCGCTGTTGATACTCAAAAGACTTCTAATATAAGTAATAAAAAAACATATCAAAATCATACATGGAACTTGCGGAATGCTCCGGGAGCTGTCGTCTTTCGGAATGGGAAGATTGTCGATATGTATATACCGGCTGACGGTGCCCATGGAGAAGCTAAAGAGCAGACGGAAAGTATGTTGATTTACGGCAATCATCCCCAAGATGGTGTAGTATTTGCTGATGGGATGCATTATGCGAGCTTCGTAAGCGCAAAAGGTTTTGATGTTGACGATAGTGCACGAATTAAACTATCAGAAGAATTAAGTAAAGTGTTCATGAAAAAATAATTGGTTATGGCTGGGTTAAAATTTAGCGCAGATATTGAATTAGATAAGATTGTTAAGTTGCGCACAGAAATAAAGGGGCTTAAGGCTGATATGATGGCTTTGGCAGGTAAGCCAAATAGTGGAAATACCATGAAGAGTCTCGAAAGGCAGTTAGACAAGGCTACGAAAGAACTTGATAAGTACATGAAGAAGTACGCATTGATGAAGAAAGCCTATGAGGAAATTTTAAAATCTGACAATACCGTTAAGGCAGTGCATGAAGAAACTCAGGCCTTACAATCCACAAACAAATGGATTGTCGCAAATACGCAAGCTGTAAAAGAAGCTGATGCTGAAATAAAAAAAATGAAGGCTGACTTTGCGGCTCTCAATGATACAGAAAAGGTGGGCGACAAAGGATATAACATATTGCGTCAAGTAGAACAACAAGTAGCCGTACGAAAGAGGGAAGAAGAAGCGGTTCGGGCAAATATAAAAGCCCAAAAAGAACAAATCATACAGAATAACTCAGAAGAAGGAAGTATAACTCAATTGCGTAAGCAGTTGTCACTTATGCTTAATCTCTATGATAATATGGGGAGAATAAAGCGTTCCGGCAATTCGGGCAAAGAACTTCTTGCTCAAATTAGAGTTATTCAAACTGAATTAAACGAGGCTGAACAAGCATCCGGTCGTTTTCAAAGAAATGTCGGCAACTATTCTTCTGCATTTAATGGACTTGGTATGTCAATCCAGCAGATAGCAAGAGAACTTCCCGCCGCAACGATGGGCGTCAATATGTTCTTCTTGGCAATCAGTAACAATCTTCCGATTTTCTTTGATGAAGTCCAAAAGGCAAGAAAAGAATACGCCGCATATATCGAAGAGCTAAAAAAAGGCAATACAGAAGTCCAGAAAGTTGCTCCCGTTTGGAAACAGATAATTTCCGGTGTGTTTTCATTGAATACCGCTTTGGTTGTAGGTATAACTTTGCTCACTGCTTATGGGAAAGAGATATTCAATTATCTTGATGGATTGATTAATACTAAAAGGGCTACGCTGGATTTACTGTCTGCGGAGCAGGAAATGGCTTTAGCGCGTAGAGAAGCTATAAAGAGTTCTGCCAGTGAGAGAGTTAAATTGGATGTTTTGTATAAAGCGACCCAAGACCATACTCGCTCACTTAAAGAACGCAACGCAGCAGTTGAGGAATTACAAAAGATGTATTCTTCTTATTTTGGGAATTTATCTAATGAGGCAATTTTAGCAGGCAAGGCAAAAGGTATATACGCCCAGTTAAGAGGCGAACTTGTTGCTAATGCTATCGCAAGAGCACAGCTTAATAGAATGGAAGATGTAGCCAATAAGCGAGAAGAAGCCTTAATGAAAAGACGAGTACAATATAATACATATCTACAAGCCCAACAAAAGGTAGATGAGGCATCTTTAGCTTTGGAAAATGCAAGATTAAAGGCCAGGGAAAGGGGAATGACTGAAGGCAGTCTTCAGGAAAAAGCATTTCTATCAAAACGAACATCTGAATTTAATGACGCTAAAAACCAAGCGCAAAAAGAGTTGGATGCCTGGAAGTCTCTTATTGGAGAGGTTAATAGTTATAATAAAATATTAGAGGGGATGTCTAAAAATGTAGACATAGATGCGCTGATAAAGAAATATGATGACAAAGGCGCTGGTAATAGAAATATCAACGCATTAACATCCCAACAAGATAAGATATTAGGACTTGAAAGCAAGTACGCATTGGAGCGTAGGCGGCAAGCTGAGGATTTGGAGTATCAGATTGCGCAGGCTCGTATTAGCGCCATGGCTGATGGTTATCAAAAGGTCAAGGCACAGCGTGATTTGGATAACAAGAAAGAAATTCAAGATTTGCAACGGCAGAAAGAAAATGCTATTCGTGCGGAAATAGAGGCTCAAAAAAAGGTTTTTGATGAGCAGGAGAAATTGAAGGCTAAACAGAACAAAGGATATAAAACAAAAACCTTTGACGCTTCCGCAGTAGATACTTCTAATATAAGTTCTGCTTTTGATTCTATCATCGGATATGTAAGTAGCAGGCAAAAGGACGATTTAATGCGAGAGCAGGAAAGCGCATGGAATGAGTACCTCATAAAGTTTGGAAATTACCAGCAAAAACGACAGGCTATCATTGAAAAGTATAATAATGCTATAGAAACGGCAACGACCGCCGGAAATGCCGCTGCATTAGAGGGTGAAAAGAGACAATATTTAGAACAACTGGACGAACAGTACGGGAAAACCACCCGTGCGATGGCTGATTTGTTCGAGGATGCGAGTACTAAATCCGTTTCCGCCATCCAAGACATTATAGACAAATACGAAACCCTTATCAAATACATGTCCGGTACTGATAAAGACATTTCTATTACTGATTTGGAAGGAATAGGCTTTACCGATAAGGACATTGAAAAGATAGAAAAGGGAGAAATCTCCATAAAGGATGTAACGGATGCAATCAGGGGGCTAAAGGATGAGCTGAAAGGCAAATCACCGTGGCAGGCTTTCGTCTCTGACTTAGAGAAAGGGATAGAAGCCATAAAAAAGGGTGGCAATGATTCCAAGAAAGTCGGTCAAGGCATCACCGATATAGGAAATGCCGTAACGTCTTTTGCTCCTGCATTGGGTGAGTTCGGTTCTAACATCGCCAACATATTCGGTGTCAGTGATTCCGCCATAACAGGAGTTACCGATGCTTTAGGAGGATTGGGCACTACAGCCATTGGTGTCGGACAAATCATGTCCGGTGATATTGTTGGCGGTGCAATGAGTGCAGTCAGTGGAATTTCTTCTGTTGTATCTGCGTTTGAAGGGTTGTTCGGTGCTGACTATTCTGGTTATGAAAACATGAAATCCCAATATGAGACATTGATAACCATTTGGGATGAGCTTATAACCAAGAAGATGGACTACATCGACATCGACTATGGAACAGAGGCGATAAAAGCGGCAGAAGAAGCCGAACAGCTTGTAAATATTCAGATAAGCAGGCAAAGGCAACTAATCAAGCGGCTTGCATCCAGCGGGGCAAGTATCGGCTCCCACTCATTGGGATACCGTATAAATGACAGATTGTCCAAAGAGGACTATCAACGAATTTCAGGTTTAGTCGGGCAAAAGATTACAGCGGAATATCAGTTGTGGGATTTGTCTTCCGAACAGATAGAAAAGATACTTTCCGATGAAAAACTGATTTCTGTACTTGATACCGTCAACAAGGATTTTGTTACTTATTTGCAGAATATTGTAGATTATGGAGAACAACTTACCGAGATTGCACAAAAAGAAAAAGAGGCTATTACTGGAATAGGCTTCGATGAGTTTAAAAGTGGTTATGCAGATTTACTTTCTGATTTGGATAGTACCAACGAGGATTTTGCCGATAATTTCGAGCAACATCTTCAAAAAGCCATATTTCAGTCTCTTCTTGCAAATAAATATAAAGAACAAATTCAAAGACTATATGATTCATGGGCTGAGTATGGAAAAGATGGGATAACTTCTGACGAGGCACAAGCACTTCGTAATATGCAACAGAATCTTACAAATAGCCTGCTTGCGGAACGTGATAAACTGATGCAAGATTTTGGCTGGCAATCAGATTCCACCCGTGAAGCTTCACAGAAGGGAATTGCTACGGCTTCGCAAGATTCGGTAGACGAGAACAACGGTCGGTTGGCTGTTATGCAAGGGCATACATACTCCATCAACGAAAATGCCAACCGTATGGCTAATGGCATTGACAGCCTTTTGAACTATGCCTCTTCCGGTATTTCATTAACTACGGATATAGAAAGAACGGCTAAAGCAATTGAAAGCCAAAGCAGGGATGCTCTTAACCACTTGGCAAACATTGATAACTATACGTCTAATCTTGTAGAAATGAGGGAATACATGTATGCCGTGAAAAACGGTATTGACACATTAAACACTAAAGGGTTAACACTTAAACGATGAAAGGACAACTTTATATAGACAATAAGAACATCTTTACTGAATTGGGTGTCGCCACTATGCAGGGTAATTACGGTGAATTGGTAGCGTTTTCACCCTCTAAAACCCCGGACAGCAACGATTGGCCGGAAGAGGATGGAAAAGAGTTCGACCTTTCGGAAATGCATCTTGACACGAAAGACGTCACGCTTGAATTCGGCTTCTTTTCGGAGTGGGGGTATAATGACTTCGTAGTCCTGTTGTCTGATATGGGCTACCATGATTTCAACTTTCCGCAGTTGGGACGTACATTTAGATTGAGGTTATCCTCGCAGAACAGTTTTGAGATGTATAGTAACACCGAACGTTCCAAGTTTACTTTTGTTAATGACTTTCCGCGTCCGTATGGTTATGTTTATCAAGAACCAGTGAATAGCATTCCGCTACCGAAAGGCTACGAGCTAGATAATATGGACTTGTCCGCTTATGGTGTGCTCGTTCTCAAAGGCAGTAATGCGGAGATATTCAAAACCCCGGTTGTGAAGAAGAACTTCTTGCGGAACTTCAAGTCTCGGGATGGCGCTGTCTACGACGGTGAATACGTGAAGTTCCAGACGAAAGATGTGAACCTTAAATGTTTAATGCGTGCACCGGACTTCGATACGTTTTGGCGGAACCGTGACGCTCTTTTGTATGACCTCACTAGGCTATCCACCAAGACCGATGCCGAAGGATACGAGTATAAAGACGCGGAGCGCATGTTTTATGTTGACGAATGGAATGAAAACTATCCATGTTATTACAAAAGCTGCAAAACTGACAGCTTTAATCCTATTGATGGTATATGGTGGGCGTTTACTCTAACTCTTGTATTTACCAGCTTTCGACTTGGAAATACCGAATATTTGCTTGCTTCGGAAGCAGGGGAGCTTATAGTAACCGAAGATGAAAAATATTTTATTGATTTAGGAGATTAGAATATGATTACTTTACATAACGGCAATGAAACAATCGAGCTTCTGACGGATGATAATAGTTATTCCTATGAAGCTGTAATGGGCGAAGATGCACTTACACTGTATTTCTCTTATCCGGGCTATCTGAATGTCCCTGTAGGTTCATGGTGTGAGTTCTACGGCAAGCGTTATTCCTTGAAGAAAGACAGCAATTTCAAGAAGAACGGAGAAAGGAACTACGACTATACGCTTATCCTTGAAACCTCGAAAGCCGATACGGAACTTTGGAAGATACGCAATACGGTAGACAACCGTATCAAGTTCCCTTATACCGCCAAACCTAAAGAACACCTCAAACTAATTGTCGATAATCTGAACAGGCGTTCTTCGGGCTGGGTAATCGGTGACTGTATAGATGGTACGGAAAAGCTGATTAACTACAACCATACCTATTGCTTGGACGGTTTAAGCCAACTGGCAGAAATTTATGAAACAGAATATCAGATTACGGAAGCTGTTATAGAGGGTGTTCATACAAAGACTGTACACCTAAAGAAAGTCGAATACAACAAGGATAATCCCCTTACTCTTTCTTATGGTAAAGGGCATGGCTTTAAAACTGGTGTAGGACGGGAAAGCGGTGACATTCCGCCTGAAATTATCCTTGTAGAAACGACTGATAGAAACATAGATTATTCCAAATATGGTGCGAAAGAATTGCTGATGCCCAAATCACAGATCATTCGTTATGACGGTACGCACTTCGATGGAGAGGACGGTTTCAACGCTGCTATCTCCCGAACTTATAAGACTGACGAATACGGTACGGCCGTTATGCGTGCCGACCATGAGCTAACCACTGCCAAAGAGGATAGCCTGGATTGCACAGAGATTTACCCGTCACGCGTAGGAAAGGTTAGTGAGGTTAGCACAGTAGATACGGAGAAGCATTTCTATGATTTTTACGATAATGCCATTCCTGATAACCTCAATTTTGAGGATTGCCTTATCGAAGGAGAGAAGATGACTGTTATCTTTCAATCCGGCATGCTTTCCGGCGAAGAATTTGAAGTGAAGTACACCCATGTAGGACATAAATTCGAGATAATCCCGCAGGAGATAGACGGTATCACCATGCCGGACGGTGGCGTATGGATGCCGGAAGTTGGCGACAAATACGCAGTGTTCGGTATCCAGTTGCCCGAAGCCTATATCAGTGATAATGCTACAAGAACGGGCGCATCATGGGATGTGTTCCGGGAAGCCGTCAAGTATCTCTACGAACATGAAAACAAGATGTTCACTTTTACTGGTACATTGGATGGTATTTGGGCAAAGAAACGCTGGTTACAGGTTGGTGGTAAAATCGTATTAGGCGGTTTCGTGAACTTTACGGACAATCAGTTCCATCCCGAAGGCTCTCTTATCCGTATGGTAGGTATCAAACGGTTTGTAAATAACCCGTACAGCCCCGAAATAGAACTGTCCAACACTCCGGTAGGTACATCCGTTGCCAGTGAACTTAATAAGATAGAAACGAACGAGGTGCAGGTTGAGGAGAACCACAAGAAGGCACTTCAATTCACCAAGCGTTACTATCGTGATGCAAAGGAGACAATGGAAATGATTGCCGACAGCCTGCTAAACTTTTCCGGTGCAATCAACCCGATAACGGTTGCCACGATGCAGATGCTCGTTGGTGATGAAAGCCTCCAGTTCCGTTTCGTGAACTCCAAGACCGACCCGGTGGTAGTCAACCATGATATTAGTTATAATCCGAGTACAAAGGTTCTGAACGTTCCGGCAGGTATCATCCAGCACATGACATTAGGGATTAAGACCTTATCCAATGCTCATGCAGCCGGTGATTACAAGTATTGGGATATGGCGGAATACAATTCCCCCTCACTTGTCAATCCGGAAAAGAAATTCTATTTATATGCCAAGTGTAGTAAGGATAACCAATCAGGGATATTCCTTTTGAGTGAAACTGCTATTGCGTTGGAACAGATAGACGGATATTATCATCTGCTTGTCGGTATCCTTAACAGTGAGAATAACGAGGAGAGAAGCTTTGCCACTTTGTACGGATTTACGGAGATATTGCCCGGACGAATAACTACGGATAAGATAGTTTCTTCTGATGGTAAGACTTATTTTGATTTGGTAACGAATGAGATAGCCGGACGTATCAGGTTTTTGAATGGTCTTATTTCCGGTTTGGTCGGTATCGGTAATGACGATGGTATTAATGCCGGTATGTCCGGTGAGGGAAATTCCGGTTCTGATGTACGTATATGGGCTGGAGCCAATGAAACAAATAGGGGAAAAGCTCCTTTCAGGGTACTTCATGACGGTAAATTAATAGGTACTGATGTGGATTTATCAGGTATTATCCATCTCAATGCCGAATATCTTAAAATATCTAATGGTATTGATATTGATAGCGGAAGCCTTATTACAAAAAGCGCTCATTTAGTGTTGCCGGAAATTGAAGGTGATTATTCACGTGTAATTCGTTGGGTGGTACCCTTGTTTACAAGGGTTATTATACAAATACGGCTAGAAACAGCTAATTCCAGCGTGCTTATAGCTCCTAACGGTGATGCGTTGAATCCGGTTTCATCGCTTTCAATTAATGTAGGAATGGATTCCGGGGAAATAGTTGGCTTTAAAAAGAATGGTTATACTTATTGGAGTGTATTCAAACATATGCATGAGGAGTTGTAAACCTGCAAATAACAAACCTTTTACCAATTGTTCGTTATCTGCGATGTAAAAAAATGGCAAGTCTGTTTCTCTGAACTAATTTTGTGAAAAACAGAGAAATGGGTATGTTATTTAGAAAATTATCAATGTGTTTGCATAAACTGTGTGAAGATGCACGGGGCTTTGATAATAGACTTTTAAGAATAGTAACATAGAATACACAAGCCTTTGAGCTAACGTACCCATACGTTGTGCTCAAGGCTTTTTATTGATATAACATTATGCCGTTAATAAAGAAGAAAATATCAGAGTTTCCTCTTGCCGATAGCCTAAAGGGATTATATACCATTGGTTACAAAATCATAGATGGTATCAAGACCAGTGTAAAGGTTAGCTTGGAAGATATTCAGACCGCTTATCAGGATGTCGTTAATGCAATTAAAAAATCCGAGGAAGCGACCAGTAACGCAAATAATGCTGCTGTAACCGCCGAAGAAAAAGCCACAGCCGCTAATGTAGCCGCCCAGGAAGCCGAAAAGATTGCCAACAATCCGACATACATCGGCAAAGACCACTATGTCTATGTGTACAACAAGGATACGGAAAGTTTCGACAAGACGGATATTTATTGCAAGGGTGAACCGGGAAGCTCTTTCCGTGTAGCCGGCGAATACGACACCCTTGAAGCCTTGAAATCTGCCGTTCCCGATGGTTCGGCAGTTGACGGGTTCATGGCTGTAGGTACGGAAGCCCCTTATGATTACTACGCATGGGTGAACGGTGAATGGGTAAGCCAGGGTAAGATAGGCGGCATAGACGAGGCGCCAACTGATGGAAAGGCATACGGTCGTAAGAATGGGGATTGGGCGGAAGTTTCTGATAAGAAATATGTCGATGACAGCATTTCAAGCGCTCGTAGTGTTGGCTACATGATGCAGCTTACAGAGATTGACACCTCCGGGTTGGATGAAAATACATGGTATCCGGTTACGATTGCTGCTGGAGAAAGAATGAACATACGAGTAGAAGTGCTGGTATCCTTAGATAGCGGTACAAAACCGTCATGGTCTACACATGAGAGAGGATTTTCTACTCGCAAAATTTGGGAATTTGCTCCGAATGCTTGGGGTGTTAATCTTGATAGCGAGACTACTATATACTTATCAGATTTCATTCATGCAGATATAGACCCTGTGAGGGGTTTAGGTAATTTGAGCCACTTTGATACATGCTATGTTTTTGTACGAGGTGGTGGTAAATACCACTTTTACGCTTCTCATGAAGCAAAAGTTATTCTTCATACTGATACATATGCACCAGGCGACCAAAGTGTTAGTTCAACTACTGAAACCCCTGCGGAAATAGTGGCGAATATAGCAACGAAGGGGTATGCGGATAATATCGGTTATGGCAAAGTTATTGATGTAGACGGAAATGACTCAATTAATAATATTAATGCACAAGGAGCAGAGGCGGAAAATAGAATTAATAGGCTATTTGGTAGTATTAACAGCTTTAAAAATGTAGTAATTGATATTGTAAATAGTCATGCTAAATATCATTTCCATCTTTTTAATTTAACCTCTAATTGTATAGAGATGGGTAGTGTATTTGCTTATGTTAGTAGTAGTGAGAATAATAGATATTTGCTTAGTTTCATATTTACATATTTAGATTATTGTAAACATTGTAAAATTGATGTCACAGACGTTTCTAAAGAAGTAATTATTAAAGACCTTGTTGCTTCCGACAACCTCACCACCCTCACCAAGAAAACCGCTGCCGAGTACGAGGCTATTGGTTCTAAGGATGCCAATACAGCATATTGTGTAACCGATTAAAACAACAATTATGAGTAACGAAAACAGTAATCTTAGAGTTGGCTCGGCTGGAGCTGGGCTGTTTGTGGGTAGTAGTCAAATCATGGCTGGGGGAGTAGCAAATTTACTAAAGGAGATTACCATTGCACCGGATTTTAATGCATCCAATACAACAAGCGTATTAGTTGCTAACCTTAGCAGCAAAGAGTTGACTTTAACAAGGAATGATGATGTTACTATCATTCCCAAACAGCACATCCAGTGGTATTCATACAGCGGAAACACGCATGTAAAATTACAGTCCAATGAGGATATTTATATTTTAACAATACTTCATATGGGAGAGACAACAAGCTATGATAAAAAAATAGGAACTAATCTTATTGACATAAATATGCCTATGAATATAGGATTTTATCTAGCCTTTATAATATTTGACAAAATATGATGAAACTAATCTTTTTAAACAGCCGGCTCGCCAAACTGATACTCTTTGGCGGCTACACAACAATCATGCTCTTCGGCTTCATCCTTACGAAGCTGAAGGAGTTGTCCGAAACGACCATACGTCATGAACGGATACATCAGAAACAGTTCTTCGAGTGTATGGAGATAGCGGCTATCCCGTCCGTATTGTTGGCGTTCTATGTCAGTGCATGGTGGTTGTTACTTATCCCGCTATTCTACTACATTCTTTATTTGGCAGAATGGTTTGTAAGCTTCGTGTACCATCTGTTTACAGACGATAAGATTGGGGACGGCAAGGTCAATAAAAACGCTTACCGTGCGAGCGCATTTGAAATGGAAGCCAAACTCAACCAGGATAATCCGAACTATCTGAAAGAACGCAAATGGGGTGCATGGTTCAGATACTACGGCAAGATATGAAAATCCCGTCCTACTCTCACGAGCAAAACGGAATGACAGTAGTTCGCTCACTTGATAAGAGACACAAAGATATGAATAATTGACAAATAACGATAAGATGAGTACAGAAGTTGTAAATGCAGCCCTTCAAACAAGTAAGGGGATTAGTGATTTCGGAATGATGGCTATAACCGCAGGTTTTTTCCTTGTGTTATCAGCCTTGTTGATGGTGGCGTGTTTCCGTTGGTTTATGAATATGGTAAACCAGCTTATGACATCACAGAAAGAGATAAACCAAGACTATAAGGACACCATGAGGCAGCTATTGGAAGAAACCCGTGCGCAGAACGAGCGGTTGAACGTGCTATCGGAAAGTCTCATGCCCGAAACGCAGCTGCGTATAAAAACGCTAAGCAATGTATTCTTCGACCTTTCCGTTGAGAAGGTGTGCCGTATTATCAAGAAAGTGCGTGAAGAAAACCATATATCAGACAAGGAAGCTACTGCAAGAAAGATACGTACATTGCTTACAAACATACACGAGGACAGGAATTCAAAACTTGACTGCTTTTCGTATCGTGGGAACAGGCTTTCCGAATACACGGAAAGGAAATGGATAGAACAGGTTGCCAAAGCCGTTGAAGCGGAGATTTACAATGAAAACGGAGCGAACAACGGGAGGGCATACACGAATGTAGAGTCGGTCTATGCGAATATAAGATTAGAATTTTATCACAATTTGAATGAAAGATAAGGAGTAACAAAATGAAAAAGAAACTGATTATCGCAGCGATTGTTATCGCTATCATCGTGGGAGTTATGCTGTACATGCACTACACACCGTTTTGGGTGAACCTGACTACTGTTGTATCATTCGGTGTCGGTGTTGTTGCCGGATGGGTGGCTCGTGTGGTTTATGACAAATATTTTAGAAAGGAGGAATAACATGAGATACTTTACAATTGCAGAACTGGTTAAAAGCGAAACGGCTGATAAGAAAGCTATAGACAACAGATTGCCGCAAGAACTGCTTCCCAATGCACAAGCGTTGGTTGACAATGTCCTCGACCCGTTAAGAGAGGCTTACGGCAAACCTATCGCAGTGACAAGCGGATACCGTTGCCCCGCTCTTAATAAAGCAGTAGGCGGCTCTAAAACGAGCGACCACATGAACGGGTGTGCTGCCGATATTGTCGGTACTCCAAATACCCCGAAAGAAAACAAAAGATTGTTCAACCTTATACAAGAATTGAAACTTCCCTTCGACCAAGTCATTGATGAGAAAAACTTCTCATGGGTACACGTCAGCCACCGAAGAGAAGGCAACAGAAACCAAGTATTGAAACTCTAAAAAGTAAACATCATGGCAGCAGAAGTTTTATCATTTCAACAAGAAGAAGGCAAAACAGCGTATTACGCAACGTTTGTCAGTGACGGTAATCCCGTTACCATACAGATAAAGAACAAGGGCGGAATGGTGACTGTATTTGCCAATATCGAGGGCATGAATCCTATCCCGCTTTCCCCAAATGCCAATCAAGCCTTAGGTCCTTCCAATGTGATATTTCGTCTTATTGGCATAGCGGCAGGTATGGAAATTACAATAAGAAGTGCTACGAAAGTGTCAGAAGCCAAAATGATTAAAGAGGGATAGCCTATGAAACCAATCACTATCCCTCACATCAGCATTCCTATAATCGGCATTCCCGTAATCAGCATACTTACCATAGGGTTTCCCGGTGCTGGCGGGAATAAGCCGCATCCATTTCCTGACGGAGGGGCTTTATTATTAGCCAATGACGCTCCATTGTTGTTGACTAACGGAAAGCCGATATTGCTTACAAGTAAAAATAAATAGTAGTATGGAAGAGAAAACAGAAAAAGGACAACAAATTGGACAACTCCCCAAAAGAGACGTTTTGACGGGTAATGAGCAGTTTCCATTTCAAGAAGACAGAGAAAACGGTTCTATCACCCCTAACGCCCTAAAGAGTTTCATTAGTTCCGGTCTTGCGGATGACGAAGACCTTGTGTCTGTAGACAAAGGGGAAAACTTAAGTGTTTTAAAATTTGCCGACCGCCCTTTTAGTCCTGACAGATTCAGCGGCAAGGGGTATAAGATATTGCGTAGGAATATTGTTGGTAGAAAGAATATTCTTACCCAGGAAATGATAAATCAGCCTGATACTATATACGAAATCAGGTATGATTTTGATTTGGATGGCGCTGAGATAAGCATTCCTGAAGGGTGTATTCTAAAATTTAATGGGGGGCGTTTTTTAAATGCGTTGAATATCAAAGGGGATGTAGAAAACAAATACTTAATGCCGGAATGGTTTGGCGCGTCCAACGACGGTAAAACAGACAGCTCTGATGCATTTAATGCAATCGTGCGGATATGTCGCAGTATAAGATGTTCCAATAAGAAGACTTATCTGTTTACCAAAGACATAGATGCAAAGATTTTGAATGAATTGTCGATTGACATGAATATGTCTTCTTTCATAGATTTCCATATTGTCATAAACATGAATGATGGAATAAATGATTGGAGAACGGCATACTCTTCTATCGGGCTTTCAATCAAAGAAGGATTTATCATGTCTAAAGGCAGCGATACGAAATACCGTAATTGGCAAATTCCTGTCATAATCAGTGGGGCTCCTGTACGTTTGGACAATATTAGCATAAGGCGGGCTCCTTATATACTGGCATTGGCTGATAGATATATTGATGTTATGCGTTGGCATAATGTCATTTATTATTCATGGGAGGATACCTATTCAGATGTAACATACCGGCTTGATGCTATAAATGTGGTGTTAAGAGACGGTACTATATCCAAAATGAATGAGGGACAGGAGTTAGCGGGAGATGCTTGGATATTTAACTCGGTAAATGAATTCAGAGGGTATAACGAAAAAAGGACTTTTGATTATAAGTTAGGTACATTCAGAGGAGGACTGTATACTAACTTCATTAATTGCATACAAAGCAATATAACATTAACTCAAAAAATCAAAGCTAATTTTACCGGCTGTCACTGGGAAATCAGCGGAGTTACAATTGAAGGTAGTGGAGGTCTCATTCAAGCCAACTTTATAGGCTGTTATTTTTATATGAATAGCAGGATATTAAGTGAAAATCAAGGTGTAACATATATTGGTTGTTATTTTAGAGGGTTATGGGATAAAGCCGGAGATATGACAATGCCTGAGTTTTTGAATAATACTGATATTGTAGATATGAATTGCGTATTTCTCAACTGTAGAATAGGGGGAACATTGGTTGATACAAATTGGTACAAAGCCTGTTATTATAATTATAATAGAACGACTTCATTAGGTATGCGCCAGTATGTTATAGATGCTTTTAACAAAAAAAATATTGAATTAAAGGATATCGGTAACATTATTAATAATCGGGAGAATGGAAATTATAAATATACAATATATCTGTTGTGTGGAGAAAATATACCTATTGCCAAACGTGCGTTTAATATAGATATTACCGATAGTGATAAAGAGAAAACACCATATTTCTATATAAACCCTGGTAAGAACTATGGGTTTGAGGTATACAGAGAGTCACCTAACGGGAAAAAAGAAGTTGTTGTTGGATTCAGTTCGGTTAATGACGTTGAAACCTTATCGTTTCAGGATTTTTCAGACTGTGCATTAATCGGTGAACATGATTCTACCTGGTCAAGCATGAAGACATCGGTATTGCTGTGGAAACCGGTAAAGGACGATATACCGGACAAAGCTTTATACCCGCATCTTTTTTACAATCAGGGAGTCTTGGTGTCAACGAGTGGGAATTTAAAAAGTCCGATTACTGATTTTCTCGCAATTCCATATTTAAATGTAGGAGTTACTTCACAACGTCCTGGCAATGCAGATAATGGTTTTCAATTTTTTGATGTGACCCTGCGTAAACCTATATGGTGGAACGGTTCTTCATGGGTAGATGCCAGTGGAGTTTCGGTGTAATGTTTTCTAATTGTTTAATTATTTATGGTATGAAAAATAACATCTTAGGTGCGGTGGTATATCTATCCACCGCCATAGTATTCTGTGGCAGCACTGCACTGCTGATGCTCTTTATAAAGGAAAACAGCGACCGTTGCCACTACTATAACGGCAAGTGGAACAAAACAGACTTGCTGTGTGGAGCTGTCGCAATATGTGCAGGCGTGGTTGTTAATCATTATCTGTTGAAGTTATGAAGAAGTTAGTGTATATAGTTTTTCTTGTATTGACGGTGTATTCCTGTAGGACGAGAACTGTTTATATGCCGGTTGAGACAAAGGTTCTTGACAGTGTGGTTTTCCATGATACTACATTTCAAGAGAAGCTGATACCGTACAAGGACAGCGTATCTGTTGCCGATACAACGTCATTCCTTCGCAATCCGTATGCCTACAGCTATGCTTCATTTAGCAACGGGATATTGAACCATTCATTGGGCATTTATCCTCATGCTACGGTAACGGTCAAAATGCCGTATTTTATCGAAAAGATAAGAAGGATTGAAGTGCCCAAGCCTTATCCGGTAGAGAGGGAACTGTCATGGTGGGAAAAGTTTAAAATCAATTACGGTGGTGCCAGCATTTCGATAAATCTGACATGTGTTTTATTCGTAATTGTTTGGCTCACCATAAAGATAAGAAAGAAATTAACGATGTAGAAGTTGGCTTGTAGCTGACACTCTTTCGGGGCTTAGAGTAAAAAGAAAGCCCCCAACGTTCAAATAATTATTGCCACATAAAAATTTGAAAAAAGCATAAGACACCGCACGTTGGAGGCTTTAATATCTTCAACACGGTATCTTATGCTTTGTTCGTATATAATCAAATATTTTATGTGGCAGGGCAAAGATAAATATAAAATTCAGAAAAACTATGTGTAAGTCAGAAATCTTTGCCGAAACAATTAATCTCGTGGCGCAGGAGACCGAAATACCCGCCAGCCGAATACTATCTTCGGATAAGGATACGGAAACCGTAGACGCCCGCTATTTGCTTGTACAGTTGCTTGTCGAAAGGGGAATGTACCCTTCACAGATAGCTCCTAAAATTCACAAGACCAAACGCGCGATAAACTACATGATTTCCAATTTTCAAGAACGTATGGAAGGCGGGAAAATGTTGAGAATATATTGGGAAAACATTAGGAAAGCGTTGGGAAACAACTGATTTCATGGCAGTATCGGTATTTATACTTTTGTGATGCGGTTGATTTTGACCGTAATACAAAATATAAATCTCTATGGAAAGAACGTATGTCTTCAATCAAGACGGGAACAACGGAAATGGTGGCGGAAGCAAATTCGACATCATGGCTATGTTGCCCAACTTGATGGGAAGCAAGGGTGTAGACCCCGGACTTCTCGCTTTACTGAACCAGGGACGTGGCAGCCAAGACCAATGGGGCGGCTCGTGGTGGTTCATCTGGATTATCCTTTTGTGGTTCTGTTGGGGCGGCAACGGCTTCGGCAACCGCTTTGGCAATGGTGGCGGTCTGCCTGCTGAGCTTAACGGTGATGTCGGTCGTGAATACCTGATGTCAGCCATTCAGGGCAATGGCAATGCCATCAACCAGCTTGCTTCTTCTTTGAACTGCTCTACCCAACAGTTACAGAGCGCCCTGTGCAACATCCAGGGACTTATCGCCAATGTGGGCAATCAGGTGGGCATGTCAAGCCAGCAAATCATCAACGCATTCCAGTCCGGAAATCAGGCTGTTCTTACTCAGATTGCAGATTGTTGCTGCAAGACTCAGAACGCCATTACCACAATGGGCTATGAGAACCAGCTTGCGATGTGCAATCAGACCAACGCGCTTGTCAACACGGCCAATCAGAATGCTCTTTCATTGCGTGACGGTGCGACCGCCAATACCAATGCTATCCTTGCGAAGCTGGACGCCATGCAGAACCAGGCATTGCAGGACAAGATTGCGGCTCTTACAGCAGAAAAAGCCACTTTGACTGCTGAAATCTCCCAACGTAACCAGAATGCTACTATCTTGAATTCAGTAGGACAACAGATTGCTCCTTTGGCAGCAGGCTTGCAGGCATTGCAGTCCGATGTCGATGGAATAAAATGCAAGATGCCTAACACCGTTCCGGTTGTTTACCCTAATATTCAAGCCATCAACACAGACTGTTTCCGTGCTGCGGCTTTCGGTGCTTACGCCGGTGATGCAATGTATGGACGTGGCGGTTGTGGTTGTAACAACTACTGGGGTTAATTCCGGTAAGAAAGGGGGTAATTATGTGGCCTAACTTTTTTACAGGATTTCCTTTCTTGTTCCCTACTATTGGAAGGGCTAATTTCAATACCCTTCCTACGGTAGCCGTAACAGTCGGCACGGAGAACGTGACTTTGGAACTTCCTAACCATGCGTTCCGTAACAGAAGCTATGTAGGCGGTTTCTATGTCAGTCTCCGCCAGGCGATACCAGCCGGCACGACTGCTACACTCCCGATACTGATAGGGACTAACGGGGATACAAGACCGTTGCTGGCTTACAACAATGAGCCGGTGACTGTCGGCAACCTTGCCGGAACGGGTATCTACGAAATTCACTATAACAAGTACACCAACGAACTGTTCCTTGTTAACGGTGGGTATCGTCCGACAACCGCATCGACACCGACTCCGACAGCAGAAGCAACCGCTCAAAAGAGCAAGTAGTTAACATGGGGCTTTGTGGTTGTTTCCAAAATGGAAATAGCCACACCCCTTTAAAATCAAACCAATATGTTTCAAAATCTACGAGTTAACAGTACATTATTTCTTCTTCACAGAGGGGCAAATCCAAGTTTGGAATGTGGGCAGGTCGTTAATGCAAGCCCTATAAAAACTATATATAAGACTGTTCCCAACATGCCTTATCCACAGCCGGTCCAAGTTATTGATTTTGTCGTGAATATAAACGGGCAAAATGTTAATTTGCAAGAAATACCGGCTAATGCCAATATTGCCGATGATGTTAAAACGGGGATGCTGATTACTGGTTCAAGAGACGAGATGAACACCGAGGTCCTTACTATGAAACAGAAGAGCGAGGATGTTCTAAAAAGCGTGGAATATCATCAGAACTTTCTTAGGGTGTGTGACCAGATGCTTGCCACGCTTAACCCGGAATTTGCAGCCAAGCAACAGCAGGAACAAGAAATATCCGCATTGAAAGGGCAAATGTCCAATATGGATAAGAACATGCAGGAGATGAGCAGGAATATGGCTGACCTCATTGCGCAAAACCAGAAATTAATGGAACAGCTCGGAGTTGCTGAAACATCTAAAACAAAGAAATAATATGGGAATGTGGGAAATATTGGAAGAAGGACGCGGAGAATATGATCGTGACTTCGGTATGAGAGGCGGTAATCCTATGGAAGAAGCCTATAGAGAGGGTTGCCGTTATGGTTACGAGAAAGCCATGCGTGAGATACAGGGCGGTGAAATGGGCTATCGTAACAGCGGTGGTTCACGCGGTGGAAGCTATAGCGGCGGCTCAGATATGGGCGAACGCCGTATGCCGGGTTACTTCCCGGAATATCCGGTTTACAGCGAACGCCGCGGTTCACAGCCTTACGGTGATGATATGGGCGAACGCAGACGCAGACGCGCCAACGGAGAGTTCATGTAATGGAGAGGGGATTATTCCCCTCTTTTGCCAATCACTTAAAATCAGGAAAATATGAAACAAAGATTAGATACATACGACAGAATACCGCCTGCAATGGCCGACTATCTCAGCCAGTACGGATGGCATTTTAGCAAGAAGATGTGCCTATGGGCTGTTTCCCGCATGAAGATGGAAAACAAATCTACGGGTAAGGAAGAAAAGCTAGAGCCAATCAGCAAAGAACAGGTAGAGGAACTTCTTAAAAAGTACAGTATAAACCTGGAGAAGGATGCAGGGTACGACAGCGTTTACGTGGCAAACATGGCGAAGTCGGATTACTACAAAAGTTCTATCACTGACGAAGCACATCTCGCATTGTTCATTAAGGATTACATAGATGATGTGGACGCTTACAATGGAATGCCTTTCACTCGGTTCTATGCCGATTGTATAGGCTCCGGCAATCCTATCATGTGGGAACAGATGATGTAGCCTATGATAATACAGGAATTTTACATACCGGATTATGATTGGGAAGTAAGGGTATATTATGCGGTGGACTGCTATTATACCGACCGCATCATCGCCGACCTTCAGCGGGTAGGATGCAGGGGGCTGGATTTGGTGAATGCCTATAAGAACATGCGCTCCTGCAATCTGAATACGGGTATCACTTACTCTAATATCCGAAACAGACAAACCGTAATGGTTATAGCCCTTACTTCTTCCCCGGCAGAGTTTCAAAACTCTTTCGACCATGAAAAGGGGCATCTATGCCGGCATATCTCACGGGCGTTCGGCATCGACCCGTATGGAGAAGAAGCGCAGTACCTTAGCGGATATGTGGGACAGAAGATGTTCCCGGTAGCGAAGAAATTTTTGTGTGAACATTGCAGACGTAGCTTATGTGGAAAATAGTACAAGCCATTTTATCAGGCAAATCACGGGAAGAAGTATATAACATGCTTTCTCCCGAACAGAAAGATACGCTGAACAGTCTTGCCATAGCAAATGGTATAAACCGCCAACAACGTAGAAAACTTGAACGTGATGCGAAAAAGGGATTACATAGATGAACTGCTTGAATTGGCGGACAATGTCCTTTACATGGACTATTGCCGCCTTTTCCGGGTTATCCAATGGAACGTTTAGAACGCCTTGAACGGGCTGTCCATTGGGTTATACCGCTTGCTGTTTTGGTGAGGGTATTAGCTTGGTGTCTCTAATTCTTTTACTTTTTGTAGGGCACAGCACAATACATATATGGTGCTCATGTTCGATTTGACAAAATCTGTATTCCCGTCATCTACGTATTGCACATAATCAAAAGCCAGTTCAATAAGCTCTTCCCGTAATTCTTCGGGAGATATGCAGTCTTTGAATAATTCGTCTATTGCGCTAAGGTCGTATTTCTTCTTAGCGGGTGTTGTATTTCTTTCCATGATGAATATTTGTTTAGTCTTTTATTTAAAATGTAATTCGTTGTAAATCAGCCAAACTATAATTTTGTAGTTTGGGAACGAATTGAATAAAGCTTGCCCACCTCGTTTATAAAGCGAGCAAAGCTTGATGTTATTTGTTTTTACGTTCCTCTTCGAGCATTTCCTCTACATAGGAAACTTCATCGAGGTTAAAATCAAGGATATTTCTTACGTCCTTGTGTATTTGGATAAGTTTGTCTCTATTGTCACTGAACTTATCCATTGCCCTAATATCCCTGATTATGCGTTGGATAAATTCGCAAACCAATGTAATACCAATAGCCATTCCGTCAGCCGTATATTGCTCTACTGCCTTATCCATAGCCTTATCCGCAAAACTCATTGGAACCATATTGCCGTTTTCATCTTGCTTATAAGTAGCAATTTCTTTTCCGAAACATTCCTTAAAAGCATCGGATAAAGAAAAACTTGCATGAGTTTTCAAACAAGAAATCATGTACTGTAAATCGGCACAGGTAGTTTCTTGCACAATATCCCTCCAATCATCTTGCGCCATTTCACCAAGAGCTGTATGATGTCTCAAATCATCTTCGGTTAGGTTTAAAGTTCTTATGCTGCCGTCCTCATTGTAATCTGATTCTTCACCTCCATATTCGTTGATAGATTCAATCCTTTTTGAACAAGCATAAAATTTCCACTTCCCTTCGTATTCAGAAAAGTATTTATTGAGGGTATCATCCCATTCATGAAGCCTTGATAAAGAGCGATAAAACCACAGTTCCCATAAACAACTCTGATAAAACCGTTCAGCAAAGTCTCTATTTTCTTCCTTGGTATCTTCAAATGTTTTTGGAGCAAATAATATCTTTACTATATCGAGTTCGTTAATAACTTTATTAAAATAGATAGCTAAGGTACAATCTTCTTCTACCCTGCACATAATGTCATAAAACGGAGTTCTTGCATCTCTTTTCATAATTATGCTCCTATTAATGTTTTAAACTTATTCAAGAAATATACTTGTCCTCTCCCGGTCACATAACATGTATGTTTTATGAATATGGGACTATCACCTGACACTATGGGTCTTTCCCTTACAAAGAACAATCCCATTTCGATAGCCCGCTGTGTGGGCATATAGTCATTTATGTATTTATCCTTCGACTTGCTGTATCTTTGCTTTCTGATAAGGTATTTGTTCTCTACCATCCAGTCGTAAAGCCTTATTTCTCCGATGTTATATCCGTTTTGGGTAATGAGTTTTGCGAGGTCTCCTACAAGAATGTTTGTAGCTGAGCCAGTCACGCAGTCTTTGAATATTACAGCTGGTTTTGTTTCCTCTATGATAGCCTGTTTTTCCTCTTCTTTCTTCTTTACTTCTAAAGAAAGCATTTGGTTCTTCTCGTATTGGTCCGCCCATGCCCGCGCAGACTCTGCCGGATTATTGAAATTTGGAAGTTGGGGTTGGAGAGAATAGCTCCCGGTATTAATTACTGACGGGACAACATCATCAAATATCCAACTCTCAAACTCATCAGCTTTCGGCATTTGGCTTTTGGCGGTTAGCCGGTAGATGTTACCTTCGCTGATAAACTTCATTTGCTGTGTTCTTCCCATTGAATCTATGACGTCGTGAATCACGACGCCCTGTGATTTACAGTGTCTTGCGATAGCGTCACGCGTATTTGAATACTGCAAAGAGGTTGCAATATCCATTCCGCAAAACCAAGCCTTTTCATTTTTTATAAACATGCGAACTTTACCGAATAGAGGGTGTTCGTAAACCATAATTTCGCTCGTTTCGTGAGCAGACGTACCCAATACAGCAATGTTTGTGCCGTTTAAGTAATTTCCATTTAACTGTGCCATAGATTTATTGAACTTTATTGGCATTATAGGGCTGGTAGCCTGCCCATATCCGGCTTTTCGGATAGGGCAAAGAAAAAGGCTGCCCTGTCCCATTGTTCAACCTATCCAAAGGCAGATATAGCATTAACTATACCTATGGGGGTGGCAGCCACTATATTGTAGCGTCAAACTCGCAAGCATAAAAAATGCCCGCTTATGGCAGGCTTCCGCTTGCCTTTGGATAAAAGTTGAACGCTGCAAATATACCTCTAATTTCTATAACACCAAATAAAAAACTTAATATTTTACTTTTCTACCCCATATCATCGCGTTATACAGCGAAGTAGCATACATCTTAATCTCTTCCTTGCTCTCAAGGAAATCAACCTTAGAGGCTGCTATCATAGCCTCTGTATAAATCTCTTTGTTTAAAATATTATTCTCTTTCATGTTATCTGCATTTAACTTTTGTAAGTCCATACTTAGCCAGCCTTAGATATATCGTCCTTACACTTGTCTCTGATTATTCTGTCTGCTCTTCTCATTGGTTCAATATATTATACTAAATTTATGATACCACTTGTCCGCATGGCTGAACCATCCTATAATGAATGATTTACCGAAGAGGGTTACTTTGTATAGTTTACTCATGTGTTTCTTTGTTCTTTAATTTATCAAGGAACTTGCTATCTCCCGAATAATTCACACCGATAGCCTTTTTACTTTCAACAATCTGTTCCAAAAGGGCTATAGCTTCCTTTTTCACTTCTTCTACTTCATTATAACCGCAGGCTTTATCAACCAACTGCTCCATAGTCGATTTAGGCTTGGAAAGAGCCTCATTCAACTTTTCCAATCGCCAGTAGCAGTAATCAATTGTGGCGATGTGCTCTAATTTACTCATGGTTATATTATTCATTTATAATTAATTCACACCAACTATTATCGCTTTCCCAAAACCATTGATAGCCGCCAGCGTGTTTACGCTTTCCGGAACAGCAATTCCTGATATTACGGGCGCAAATGCCAGTCTTTCGTTTCGCATCGTTAGAGGACTGGAAAACACCTTGTAACCGTCCGCTCTTTATGGCTACTACTTTCTTTGCATTGCAGCCCGCTATATTAGGGTTTCCCGTTCTCCCTAAAGCTAATCCTTTAATCATACTTTCCCTTTTATGCGAAGGGATGTAATCATCCCATTTCTTCCCCTTGTTATGACGGATACTTCCTTTTAAAAACCGCCCGTTAATAGGGTTGCGGTTTAATCGCTGTGGAGGTATATATAATTCATTCATCTTTAAATTCAAGTTTTGGGTTACTGATAGTCTTGCTATTCCTTTTCTTTGTCTTAACCATTCTCCGATAAACATCATCAATCAATTGCTTAAGCTCATTGACGTAGCTTCCCATACTCCAGCCTTCGAGTTGACACACCATTAAATCAAATTCTATTTCTTGTAGTAGCTTTACTTTAAACCTCTCGCGTGCAAAGACATTTACCCGTTGGCGCACATTACGGTTAATCATCGGGTCTTGTTTGGGTTCTTTGTTATTGGGAGTGTTTCTTTTCACGGGGTAGTGGTTGTCTGCTATGTTGTTAACATGAACATTCAGAGATTTTACAAGAATTCTTACTCCTCCGTTTAAGACGCTTTTCCCGTTTGTGTAAAAGTCGTATCCGGTCAAAGGAGAACCAGTATGCTTGTCAATGGAGAAACCCTCAGGTGGTTTATCGTAGAGTTCCCAATTCATGTATTTACTCATGGTTGTTTTATTTCAATAACTCCGGGCTGTCGTAAATATTACCTACATATCTAATCCCGAACATATCTATCATTTGTCCTATTGGCTTATTTCCAAGATTTTGAGACAGAACTTCTAATAGCACAAAAGAACCGATTTTATCACTATACACTACTTCACATAGTACACCAGCGCATTCAACCAAATCATGCTCATATATTTCTCTATCATTGTATTTAACTCCCGTGAACTGACCAACAGTTTCAGCCCATACGTCATCGCACCGGCAGTCTTCCGGAGAATATATCTTTGCCTTGTCTGTGAGGATAAGTCCGTTTTCGTCCCTTCCGGCAGTATAGAAAAAAGAGAGAAATCCATATATCCATTTCCCCGTATCAGTGCTTTTTCCTCTGAATTTTATTTCACGCTTCATAATCAATACTTTTCTCGTTTTTAATCAATCAGTTCAAATTCATAAACGAATACATAGGGATTGGATTCCCATGTACCTTTGCCGGAGACTTTATCTATTAGTTCTGCGAAGGCGTCACAAGGATTACTGTAGTCGGGTATATCTGCGTAATGGAATGAATAAAAAGGAATATCCTTTTGTCCAGCATCCCATTTAAAAATTCCTTCTTTCAAGCAATCTTCATCGGAAATGTCTTGCAACCGTTCTATCTTGATGTCGGTAATGCGGATATGATGGGGCATGAGGTCAGCGCGGACAAACATTTTATTAGTCCAACCGGGATATAATTTCAGTTCAGGCAATATAGAATCCAAGTATTCTAAGAAAGCTGCATTTTTCCCTTTTCTATGAAATCGGTCAACATCCATATAGCTTTGCGCAATGGCAACAACTTCTCCAAGTTCATATTTCGGCAATATCTCGCCCA